CCAACTGTAGCGTCAAGACACAACCAAACTTCTGTGCTTGAATTGTTAAGCCACTTAGACAGTACAGAGTAACCCTCAGATGAGTCGTTATTAACTGTAGGGTCGCCGGTTGCAGTCAGATTATTTAAAACCCTAAAAGCATACTGGCTGTGTGGATCAGCAGCATCTAGGTGAGCTTGCAGGCCACCATCTAGAACTAAACTCTGTGCAGATCTTGACTTCGTAACACCATCTTGCACAAGTGGTATAATTTCTGTACCATCTAGTGGATCAGCTCCCGGTAGTTCACTGATCCGAACTTCACCTAATGTTGCCATTTTTATTTCCTCGTTTAATTTACTTAAAATTATAGCGGCACCGGAGTGCCGTTATTCTATTCGTTGTCTTGTTATAACATTACCCGCCGGGGCCGACTGCGACACCAAAGACGGTGCTCGTATTGCTTGTGGGACTCCATACCTGCTGATTACCGTCTGAATCTATTTTCCTGACGGTGCTGTCAAAACTTCCGCTGTACACATTACCAGAGGAGTCAACTGCAACGGCGTAAGCAGTGCTTGTGTACCCAGTGAAGCTCCACACCTGTGCGCCACTTGAATCTATCTTTCTGACGGTGCTGTCAAAACTTCCGCTGTACACATTACCAGAGGAGTCAACTGCAATCCCCCCGACGGTGCTTGTGTGCCCAGTGAAGCTCCACACCTGTGCGCCACTTGAATCTATCTTTCTGACTGTGTCGTCTTGACTAGCACTGTACACATTACCAGAGGAGTCAACTGCAACGGCGTAAACAGTGCCTGTGTGCCCAGCGAAACTCCAGACCTGATTACCGTCAGAATCTATCTTTCTGACTGTGTCGTCTTGACTAGCACTGTACACATTACCAGAGGAGTCAACTGCAACGGCGTAAACAGTTCTTGTGTGCCCGGTGAAACTCCAGACCTGATTACCGTCAGAATCTATCTTTCTGACTGTGTCGTCTTGACTAGCACTGTACACATTACCAGAGGAGTCAACTGCAATCCCCCAGACGGATTCTGTATGACCTGTAAAACTCCACACCTGATTACCGTCAGAATCTATCTTTCTGACTGTGTCGTCTTGACTAGCACTGTACACATTACCAGAGGAGTCAACTGCAACAGCAAGCACCGCGTTTGTGTGCCCGGTGAAACTCCACACCTCAGTGCCGCTTGAGTTAATTTTATTGACTGTGGCGTCACTGCTACCGCTGAATACAAAAATCTCAACAGGATCTGGTGGGTTCAATCCACCGTACTCTGTTATTATTCTTTCATACTCTTCTGTTGTTATTTGTATTCCGTTGAGAACTATTCTCTCGTTCACCCCAATGTACGGTCTCAGGTAGACAATTTCTCTTACCTTCCCGTTGAAGTGTCCGTAAACATCCCCTACGTTAGTTGTAAAACTTCCTCCAATTCTCATATCAAAGTATCTGATATTTGTTTGACCAAACGGCCCTGTAATGGCTGCGAACCTATTTTCATTATCTATAGCGAAGTAAACACCTTCTGGTGTATAAGAAATATTTGCTACAATTGAACTTGATGTTGCTTGTGTAATAAGAGCCTCGTAACTCTCTGAAACACCCCACTCAGTTCTTAATTTCCAATAAGTATCTTCTCTGAAGAGTACAATCTTAATGCCTTGGCCTTCAATAATAAAAGCAGCTTCAGTTTCAGTTCTGTTGTCATGAGTAAGAGCAATCCGAAAAGTACCTTGGCTGTCATTTACTTCAAGACCCCAAGTATGGGTAAGAACTTCATTAGGTCCATTTATACAAAGACCTAGAGGCTCTTGTGAAGACTCCTCGTAACCAAATCTTGGTTCATCAATATCTGCTGTTTGCTCGTCACCATTTTCATCAAAGTATGTGTCTGTGTATGGTCTTGTTAGCGTGAAAACTTGTTCAAAAGATTGCGCTGTTAGTGGTTCCGCAGTAGATCCTCCTGTGCCGAATACAAACTGTTCATAAGTCTGTGCTTCAAAGCTACCAGAAAATGTGATAGGATCTTGGAAAAGAACCCCAACACCCAGAGGTCTACCTAAAAATCTATTAGCAAGTGCTATTTCATCTAGACCGGGAAAGACTGCTTTTTCAGGATCGTTGTAATCTCTTCCAATACTTATTGTAATAGATGCAGCACCTTCTGCGTAATCTGGTGGAACTTCTTCTTGATAGTCAATAGTATCAACACCAAATAAAAGTCTAACACCATCATTAAATGAAGTTATGTTTGCTTTTGTTGTGTTTTTTATGACAGTTAGTCGCAAAAGTCTTCTGTACTCTGTGTCAGTTAACTCACGAATACCAAGTAGGCTATCTTTAACACCCTTCCAAGGACCAAAAGTTCTTTCAGTGTCTGCAACTTCCTTATAAGGTGATGCACCAGTAGCACCTTGGAAACCAAAGTATCTAATGATAACACTGTCAAATAGCTGCCTAGGTTGACCAAGAATACGACCTATTACATCTAGTTGTTCGCCTTCAGCAAAGTCTAGACTTCTTTTTTGAATAATGTCTTTTATTACTAGTTGAAGTTCAACACGACCTTGGATTAAAAGTTGTAGATACCTGTTAAAGATGTCTCGGTCTTTAAACTGAGTAGTCGTAAGCTCTGTAGCTTGCGCTAGATAATCGTTTTCTTGGAAAGGGGTTTCCTCTCCTTCATAAACTGCAATAGGTGTAGAGTCAATCATGCCAGAACAACCTCAATATTACCAATCTCTATTTTTGCTACTTGATCAAAGTTAATAACAATGTTAGAGGTTCCTGAAGGACTCACAGAGTCTCCAATGAACAGTGAATTTACCTCATGACCCGGAATTGAGTTAATAGGCGTGTACAATCTGGAGTAGACAACATTCTGACCCACTGTTGACTGAGACTTGATGTAATCAAATAAGGCAGACCTTAACTGTTCTGCGCCGTTAGGTGGAAAGCTACTGTCTGTCTGTACTTCCAAACTTATATAAATATCTTGGAAAGTAGGTCTCTGGTAGTTAACTTCCTTTTGATTGTTGAAAATATCTGTGATAAGATATGTACTATTCCCAAAGGTTTTAATACCTGCTGGTCTGTTTGACCAGATAATCCTTGCAATCTCAGACTCTAGGCCACCCCGAATAAGAACCATAAATGCATGTGGGGGAATTCCTTTGGCATCAACACTAGTAGTCAGGTTCTCATAAATAATAACATCACTTACACCTGATAAGGCCCGTAGGTCGGAAGTAAGTGCCTCAAGTATGTTTGCACCTCTTACAAACTTAGACTGGTTAAACCTAGTCCTCAACTGTGTATCTGTCTCTCTTAAAGACCCAACACCCGCAGATTCAAATTGATTGATTGAATTCCAACCAAAAACTGGTGTAGATATTGTATCAATAGTTCCTGTGTTCTGCTCAATAGGTCCGGCCAGTGTTGATTGTGATGTTATTCCCTTCGTAACAGAAGAGAAAAATAACTCCGACGATACACTGTAGCTAGTTTGAGTAACAAGGTCATCAGCAATAACATTGAGAACAGCGCCGGTTACAGTAGCTGTCAGCACACTGCCGTAGTTATTGTTAACAACGTCTCTCAAACCATTTAGAATAGCGACTTCAGTTGCACCAGAACCGGCAGAAGTAAATGTAAGGTCTACAGAGTTTGTGCCATCGTTGTAGGTAATCGTGTAATCTGTTGCATCAACTACTGTCTGAATCTTAGTGGAGAAACCAACGACATTGTTTTCATCTAACACAACGTCAGTAGGTATTTCAAACCTGTTGTTTGTAAAGCTTGAGCTTACTAGGCTCCCCGCAGAAATTGTTGTATTAAAAGCTCCTACAAGTAACAGCCTTGCTGTGGAGTTTGTTGCACCACGACGAACAATACCTGACAAAGACACTAGGTTATCTAGTGCAATCCCTGAAGCAGAGTTTGGGTCAAAAGAAGAGTATACTTGCTGCAACGTCTCCCACAAGTCTGCTTCAGACGGTGTTACAAGCCCAATCAATCTACCAACAGTAGATGCGTCACTTGTGTCTAGAACTTCGTCCTCTGTAACAAGATCACTAAATATAGCGGTAGCTTCTTTCCGTAAATCTTCTCGGATTTGGCTTAGTCGTTTTATTTCTAAACCTGTTGTTGTTAGTCCTGCCATTATATGCCTACCTCTAAGTTTTGTATTTCTACTGTCTGACCTGATTTATTGCTTACTGTGAAAGACAAA